AGGTACCCAAGACCTTTGCCACCTTCCAGCGGCACAAGCTGGCCGGGGATGAAAAATATCAGGGCTGGGTGAGCGCTTACCGTGACCGCCAAACCTGAAACGAACACGATGCAGACAGCACCGTGTTTTTTTATACCCATTTTTCGGAGGTGATGCCCCTTGATTGCCTATTACGGCAGTAAAATCAGCGAACACATGACCAAGACCCCGGAGGGCTTCCTCATCTGCCATGACGTGCCCATTGCGCGCATCGGCCAGCAGGAATACTTTGCCGGGGAACTGGGCCTTGACGGCGATCCTGACCGCCTTGTGCAGGTGCAGCGCCGCCCTGAAGATGTGTTCGACCCGGCAGCAGTTGCCAGTTTCGAGGGTAAGGATGTAACCCAGAATCATCCTCCTGAACGCCTGATGCCGGAAAATCACGCCCTTTACGCCAAGGGCCACGCAGAGAATGTTCACCGGGAGGGCGATTATCTTGTCGCTGACCTTCACCTGAAGGATCCCGGCCTGATCTCTGATGTGGAAAACGGCGTGACGCGGGAGGTGTCCTGCGGCTACCGGTGCTGCTACACGCCGGATGGCACGGGATACCGCCAGACTAATATCCGAGGAAACCATGTTGCGATCGTGCCCAGAGGGCGCGCAGGGCATCTGGTTGCCATTCAGGACAGTGCCGCCGCACCGGCGGAGAAAGGAACTGCAATGAACGAATCCGAAAAGAACCCCGCCGCTGTTGTGACTGCCGCGCCGGAAGCCGCACCCGCATCTGCGCCGGAAGCTGAACCCGCAAAAGACGCACAGCCCCCTGTGGCCGAAACTGCCCCCGCAGAGGACAGTGTCCCGCCTGCACCGGCAGAAAAGCCCGCAGGCAACAGTATTGATGCCAAGCTGGATGCTATCCTGAACGCCGTGACCACGCTGGTAAAGGCGCTGTCGCAGAAGGCACAGGAGCCTGTACAGCCGCCCGCCGACGCTGACCCCGGCAAGGATGACGGCGTGGACGGCCTGCTGGCAGGCATCACCAAGGCCGCACAGGACAGCGCAGCACAGGCTGCCCACCGTTCCGGCCGCACCAGCTACGAAGCAGTCTGTGAAGAATCGCAGGCCGCGTATGACGCATTCAACCCGCACAAGCATAAGGAGGCTTGATCGTATGGCACTTTCTCAGCTCAATCCGCAGATCATCGGCGCGGAGATGGAGCACGGCTTTGCCGGTTCCTACGCACGCCAGCCCGACATGATCGTTGTCACTCGCCCTGTGGGCGAAAAAGAGCCCCTGCCCTTCGGCATGGCTCTGATGTATGATGCAAATGGTGCCGTTGTCCTGATGCAGGGCTCCGGCGTTACCGCAGACAGGTTTGCGGGCGTTGCAGGCCGCGAGATGCGCTCTGCCCTGTCTTACACCGACCAGAACACCGGCGCATACACCACCGGCGATGCTGGCAGCGTGTTCCAGCGCGGCAGCATCAACGTGCTGTGCCAGAAGGGCACCCCGAAGCGCGGCGGCGCAGTGTACGTGCGCATCATCAAGAACACTTCGCTCCCCAATGCTGTCGTGGGCGGCTTTGAGGCCGAGGCAGACAGCACCAGCGCCAACACCGTAAAGCTGACCGGTTGCCAGTGGGGCGGCTCTGCAGACGCAAACGGCGTGGCCGAGCTGGTCATTCTCACCCGTCAGAACGTGTAACAGGAGGAACAGAATATGGCAGATTTCCAGAATGTCGGCAATTTCGATGCCGGTGTGTTTACCCCGAAGCTGGGCGGTGTTGCGCCGTCCGGCTCTTCTTTTACCATGGACGCAGCAGGCATTGCGTCTGGTGGCGCATTCCTGACCAGTGAGCTGGAAAAGCGTGACCCGCTGATCCGCAAGCCCCTCACCAGCGTCACCTATGCCCGCGATATCCCCATCCAGACCGGCGGCGGCTGGGTGGACTACGTCACCGCCATGAACGTGGCCTACGGCATCACCGGCGGCTCCGGCTCCGGTGCTGTGGGTGCAGGCGGTGCCAACGGCACGCCCATCATTCAGGCCAACGTTGCCAAGGGCGCATACAAGGCGCACCTGTTCAGCGCGGCTCTGCGCGTGAACTTCGTGGACATGCAGCGCTCCAACCTCATCGGCCGCAGCCTTGACCAGCTTCTGCAGGACGGCATCCGCCTGACCTACGACAAGCACATGGACGCCAACGTCTACACCGGCTTTGAGGATTACGGCACCACCGGCCTGATGAACAACCCCAATGTCACCGAGACCACTGCTGCAGCCACCGGCACCGGTTCCTCCACCCAGTGGAAGGACAAGAGCCCGCAGCAGATCCTGAAGGACGTGAACGACCTGCTGAGCGCTGTGTGGGCTTCCTGCGAGTATGACACCGATGCCATCCCCAACCACATCCTGCTGCCTTATGAGCAGTACAACTACATCCTGACCACCATGGTGTCCGATCTGGCATCCGAGACCATTCCTATGCGAAGGATGGGAGCAAGGCTCTGAGCAAGAACTTCCACGTCCGGGAGTTCAAGTGCAAAGACGGCAGCGACCCAATCTTTATTGATGACGAGCTTGTGGCTCTACTGCAAAAAATCCGGGATCACTTCGGCAAGGCTGTGAACATCAACAGTGCTTTCCGCACTGCCAGCCACAACGCCAAGCAGAAGAAGGCGGCCAAGTACAGCCAGCACCTTTATGGCAAGGCGGCTGACATCTGGATCGCTGGCGTGTCGGTGGACACGCTGGCGGCCTACGTCGAAACACTGCTTCCCGGCAAGGGAGGCATTGGACGATACCACGCGGACGGTTTTGTCCACGTCGATGTGCGGGAGGTAAAAAGCAGATGGGTGATGTAGTGAAGAATGGAGTTTGCACCATGGTTGGAGTAATCGGCAGTCTGATCGCAAGTCAATTCGGCGGATGGGATGCGGCACTTTCGACGCTGATCCTGTTCATGGCAGTCGATTACATCACGGGGCTTGTGGTCGCCGGGGTTTTCCACGCCAGCCCGAAGAGCAAAAGCGGCACGCTGGAAAGCCGCGCAGGCTGGAAGGGCCTGTGCCGCAAGGGCGAAACACTGCTGATCGTGCTGGTGGCCTGCAGGCTGGATGCCGTGATGGGTTCCACCTTTGTGCGGGATGCCGTTGTGATCGGCTTTATCTGCAACGAGACCATTTCCATCATCGAAAACGCGGGCTTGATGGGACTGCCAATCCCGGCAGCGATCACCAAGGCCGTGGACATTTTAAAGCAGCGCTCGGAAACCGAGCAGAAAGGATAAGCTCTTATGAATGAATTTCTGAAAGTCGCACTCACTGCCTGCATCCCCGCAATGACCGTCATTTTCGGCTGGGGCCTGAACAAAGGTGTCAGCATTGCAAACGGCTACATCAACAACAAGTTTGCGCAGACCTGTCTCCAGAATGCCGCCAACGCGGTGTTCAACGCCGTCCAGTACGTCAACCAGACCTACGTTGATGCCCTGAAGGAACAGGACAAGTTCGACGAGGCTGCGCAGCGCATTGCCTACAACCGCGCACTGGCTGCAGCGAAGAAAGCCCTGACGCAGGAGACCATCACGTTCATCAAGGAGACCTTTGGCGACCTCGACAGCTACCTGAAGCCGATGATCGAAGCACAGGTGCGCAGCCAGAAAACCTATATGTGATGTTTTCGCGGCATCACGAAAATGTTAACGCCAACAAAGTCATAGTATAGCAGCAGCCCTTCAGGCAGGCCAGACCTACGACAAGCTGAAGGCGCAGGGAAAGTATACACAGCGATACAGAGCACGAAAATAATCTGATGCTGTGTGCCATTCTGCGCCACTTTTTGCGCCACTGATTTAGGGAAGTTGTGGTAAAATAAGGGTAATTAAGGCGTTTTTTTCTAAAAACCGAAGGACGGCTATAAAAAGAGAAATCCCCAAAAAGCTAGGCACAAAGCCACTTTTTGGGGATTTCTCTTTGGAGCTACTGACCTGATTCGAACAGGCGACCTGCTCATTACGAGTGAGCTGCTCTACCAGCTGAGCCACAGTAGCAGATAAAATTTTCTTGCATGTTCTGCAACGAGAAATATTCTATCATACTTCCTGTGCGCTGTCAAGATTTGATTTTGCGGCAGAACAGGTGCAAATAGTCTGTGACACAAAAATATAACTGCTCTCCGAGAAAAAACTCGAAGAGCAGCCTTGCACACAAGAAAAATCAGTTGAACAGCTTACGGCCGATCCAGATGCAGATGCAGGCACCCACAACGGAAACGAGGATCTCACCCACGATGCCGGTAGCGCTCAGACCGATCAGGCCGAACACGATGCTGCCTACAAAACCGCCCAGAATGCCCAGCACGATATTGCGCACGGTGGAAGTTTCGCTGCCCATAATGCGGCCGGCGATGTAACCAGCCAGAGCGCCGATCAGCAGACTGAAAATAAAACCAAACATAATATTCTACCTCCTGAGTTTTAAAGCTCTGCGCTCTGCCCGGCGGTTTCCCGGGCAAAGCGGCAAATATCCTTCAAACAACATTTTTCGCATTCTGGTTTGCGCGCATTGCACACTGCCCGACCATGCATCACAAAGCGGTGGCACAGGTCGCTGCCTTCTTCCGGAGGAACGATCTTCCACAGGGCCATTTCCACCTTCTGCGGTTCCTTGATGCCGTCCACAAGGCCGATCTTGTTGCACAGCCGGATGCAGTGGGTGTCTGTTACGATAGCAGGCTTGCCAAACACATCGCCCATGATAAGGTTTGCGCTCTTGCGGCCTACGCCGGGCAGGGCGAGCAGCTCTTCAAAGGTGGTGGGCACCTGACAACCGTATTTATCGCGCAGCACCCGCATACAGGCGGAGATATCCCGCGCTTTGGAGTGTCCCAACCCGCAGGGCTTGACGATGGCTTCAATGTCTTCGGGTTCCGCAGCAGCCAGCGCAGCAACATTGGGATATTTGGCAAACAGGTCTTCCACCACAATGTTCACGCGGGCATCGGTGCACTGGGCTGCCAGACGCACGCTGACCAGAAGCTGCCAGGCGTGGTCATAATCCAATGTACAGCCGGCATCTGGGTATTCTTTCTTTAACCGGTCGATCACTTCCAGCGCCAGCGCCTTTTTTGCAGTAAGGTCTTCTGGTGCTTTTTTGCGAACAGGCATTTCATCCACTCCTATCGACAAAAGCTGATACGATAATACCATGTTTTGCGTTTTTTGTAAACTGCGGGTAAAAATTATCTGAGAATGATTTTCAGATAAAACCTTGCTCTTACTGCCAAAATGCGATATACTATAGAAAAATGCTGGGGGAATCGCGCCTCGGTACGGGAGGAGGAAAACACGATGAACGAACCACTGGCACAGCGTCTGCGGCCCAAAACACTGGCAGATGTCTGCGGTCAGCAGCATCTGTTGGCACCGGGCAGGGTGTTCCGCCGTACCATCGAGAGCGGACGCATCCCGAACATGATCTTCTACGGCCCGTCCGGTACCGGAAAAACGACGGTGGCACGCATCATTGCAGAAAACAGCGGTATGACGCTGCATAAGCTCAATGGCACTTCCTGCGGCACCGGGGACATCAAGGCGGTGCTCAAGGATATCGGCACGCTGGCAGGTGCGGGAGGCATCCTGCTGTATCTGGACGAGATCCAGTACCTGAACAAAAAACAGCAGCAGAGCCTGCTGGAATGCATTGAGGACGGCTCGGTGACGCTCATTGCATCCACCACCGAAAATCCATACTTCTACATTTATAATGCGCTGCTGTCCCGCTGTACGGTGTTTGAGTTCAAATCACTTTCGGCAGCGGATGTGGAGCGTGGGGTGCACAATGCACTGAAAAAGCTTTCGGAAGGGGAGAGCACAAAGGTCTGCATGGACGAGGATGCCTGTGCCTACCTTGCCGAGAGCGCAGGCGGCGACCTGCGCAAGGCGCTGGGCTGTCTTGATTTTGCGGTGACGGCAGCTCCCATTGAGGATGGGGAAAAGCACATTACGCTGGAAATGATCCAGCAGGTCACCCGCCGCACTGCCATGCGGTATGACCGGGAGGGCGATGACCACTACGACATCGTGTCAGCCTACCAGAAGTCCATGCGCGGCTCCGACCCGGATGCGGCGCTGCATTATCTGGCCCGTCTGCTGGAAGCAGGAGATCTGCCCTCGGCCTGCCGTCGCCTGATGGTATGTGCCTGCGAGGATGTGGGCCTTGCCTATCCACAGATCATCCCCATTGTGAAGGCGGCAATTGATGCCGCCAACATGGTGGGCCTGCCGGAAGCACGGCTCCCGCTGGCAGATGCCGTCATTCTGGTGGCCACCAGTCCCAAGTCCAACAGTGCCCATGATGCCATCAACGCGGCCATTGCGGATGTGCAGGCGGGCCGTACCGGGTCGATCCCGCGCCAACTGCAGAACAAGCACTACGACGGTGAGGATGCGCTGGTAAAGGGACAGAATTACAAATACGCCCACGATTACGCCCACCACTGGGTAGAGCAGCAGTACCTGCCAGATGCCATCAAGGACGTGAAATATTACACCTTTGGCGATAACAAAAATGAGCAGGCGGCCCGTGCCTACTGGGCAAAGATCAAGGGCGAAGAGAACGTCTGAACAAGACCTTTTGTATGAGGAGAAAGCAAAGGAGAAGTTATGCGATATTCCAAGCAGCGCGAGCTGGTCATGCAGACGGTGCAGAACCTGTGCGACCACCCTACCGCCGAGGAAATTTATGATGCTGCGGTCAAGGAATGCCCGGGCCTGAGCCTTGGCACCGTATACCGTAACCTGAA